CTTCAATACTAGGTACAGATGGATTGTTTGGATCAGTGTTAAAGTTTCTCCAGATCTCAGTAACAGGTACAGTACCATCAGCGTTTAAACCACCTTTGATCATTAAATCTGCTTTAGAAGAAATTGAATAATGAACGTGTGCTTCTGCTCCACCTACAAAGTTGTAGAATTCACGGAAACCAGATCCAGTTTCAATATCAGAGAAACGTTCTCCGTACTCACCTCTTGCAGAACCTTTTCTGAAGAATTTAGTACCTTTAGCTAAATACTTATTATCTAAGCTAGCTGCATTGTTATTATTTACTAATTGAACAGTATAGATAAAACCGTCACCAGCTGGTATGATATCATCCGCTGTAATGTAAAGCTCTAAACCATTGTATTTATCATAAGTGATGATATCACCATGACCAAATGTTCTTTTAGAAATTTTAATTTTAAATGTAGTTCCATCTACACCTTTACTTGTTGATGCAGGTTCAATATCCGCTACTATGTAGGGAAGATCTTGTGCAATTGGAGTTTGCCATTTATACTCACCACGTGCATTGTCTACCATGATGGTATTCTTTCCGCCAAATGAAGCCATTTGATACAAAGGCATTTCTACCTTTTGAGTCATTGCCCATAAGTCTACTGGTCCCATATCCATAGGTTCAGCGTTACCCAACATTTGAGTAAGATGGTAAGAATCAACATGAGAGCTAGCTTTGTAGCTTGTATCTCTTAGGAAAATTCCATTATTTAATACTGGAGTGCTCATAATTTACTTGTTTTAATTATTAATTATTGTTTATATATTTGATTGTTAAATCCGTTTGAAAATGTTGTTGGTTCTTTGTAATTTTTTACCTGCAGGTTTTCTTTTTGCTCCTTCATCACTTTGAGATACTCCTAATGAAGCTGAACTATTACTTGCTGATGCTGTTTTTAGTTTTCTTACTGTTGACTCAACACTTTTTTGAGCCCCTTTGTCCATAACTTTTGCCTTATATCCGGTAGGATCAGATAATAACCATAGAGCTTCAGAAATTAAAGTATAATTTGGTTCAACAAACTGATACTTTTCTAAAAGGTGCCCTAATAAATTTGTATTCTTCCCACTTACTGATGGATAACTAGGCTGAACTAAACCATTATACAACATGGCTTGAGTTTTTCTATCTACTTTCAAGTCTCCTAAAGAACCTTCTTTAAGGGTTTCATAAACATTTGTCATGTATTGTTTAGATGCATGCTCCTGTTGTTTCTTTTTTAAGTCTTGTTCTTCAAGTTTTTTAAGTACAATTTTTTCTTGCATCTTATCTAACTTTGGTTTGAACTTAGCAGCTTGCTTTTCTAACTTACCTAAATCTTTCCAGATCTCTATTTCTTCTTCTATTTCATCAGAAGTCCCATAACCTGTAGCACCTAAATATTCTTTTATAATTGTTTCTTGATCTGATTCAGATTTAAGACTAAGTGATTTAGTTTCTTCAACACTACCTAAAGTATTAAATAAGCCTTTAATATCAGTTCCTCCATCTGCTACATATCTAGCAGCAACTTGTAATTCTTCTGGTAAACTTGCAAAAAACTGTTTAGGAGTTTCACGCCTTACTTGGTTAGCTCTTTCTTCTAAGTTAGCTTCAATTAATTCTTCCCAATCTTTAGCTGTATAATCATCAAATGATTTATCATCATCAAATGGTACAATTTTATCAGATTTTACTAATTTGTCAAATACATCAGAAATACCAGATATAGATTTTCTACCTCTTTTTTCTTTCTTTTCAACGTCTTCATCAGACTCATCATCTAAAGCATCTAAGATATCATTGGCATCTTCTTTTACTTCTACCTTTTTTTCACCAACTAACTCATCAAGAGTTTCAGTTGATGTAGCATCTTCATTAGATACTTCTTCTTTTACTTCTACCTTTTTATCAAGGTTATCTACACCATCATCATCTATATCTGTAAAAGAGAAATCTGCTTTCTTACCTAATCCAGATAAAATGTTTGGTTTAACAGCAACATCATCAGGTAATGTGATATCACCACCGCTTGGAGCGCCATTGAATATCTCATCTAAATTTACGTCTAATGTTTCTACGTTGCTGTTCACTGTAGTTTGTTTTGAATTCATAATATTTGGTTTTAATATTTGGTTTAATACTCTATATATACAATATAATAAAACTTTACATATCAACCAGCATATTAAACTTATAATATTTGGTTTTCATGTAAAGTTTTTTGCAGTATATAGCTAACGATGATTATTTTTTATCTGATTTTTTAGAATCTTTTACATCATACTTATTTTTATTCTCCCTGGCTATTTCTAAATTGTTACGTGCAATGTCTCTTGTAGCAGCAATTTTTTCTCTTTCAACTTGTAATTTTTCTTTATCCATGGTTCCTCTCATGGCCATTTCATCACGTTTCAAGTTTGTCTGCTCTCTATACTGAGTAGTCTCTCTAATATCTTTCATTGCATCTTGGAAATCAGACTGTTGATTTTGATTTATGTCTACCATAGAACCAAACCCAGCAGCTTTAATTTCTGCAATTGTTATATCATTTTGTCTATCCTTAGCATTTTCTTGCATTTCAACTTGCAATTTCTGTTGTTCCTCTTGCGCTTTAGCAGCAAGTTGTTCTTCTTGCATCTGGCGTTGTTGTTGCATATCTTGAGCTCTCTGTGCTTCAACTCTTATTTCTGAATCTTTTAAGATATCAGTCACTTCAGATATTGAATCAGATTTAACAATGTTACCAAGTTCATATATAGATGCTCCAGTTGTGTTGTTAGTTAATGCCATTTGTTTTAACTGTTCTAAGATTGCTCTGTGGTTAGTCTTAGTAGTTGCAAATACATTAAAATCTCTAAGTAATAGATCAGTTCCATTCATAGTAAAATTAACCTTCTGCGCCTCTGTAGAGATATATGATAATCTAATACTAGGATTAGTACTATTATAATATTGTGCAAGATCAGTTCTCATTTGATGCACTCTAGGCATTAAGTGATCTGAATGTTGTACAAAGTATATTTCTGTTTGCGCATATGATTGTTGCATGGCATTAACAACACCTGTTGCTGTTTCTGCAGATACTGCTCCACCTAAACGTTGAGGATTTATACCAATAGAATCAAAACATTGTTCTTTGAAATGATTTGCTAAAGAAATTCTTCCCATTAATCTACTAGTCTGCTCCATGTTTAGAGTTTGGTAGTGATTAAAGTTTGTAGCGTTTTCTGTATTTGTAATAGATGTATCTAAAGGAAGCATTGAAAAATCTTTCATTGCTGTATACGCTTTAGCATAATTGTTCTTACCCCAATCTTCACCCATTGAATGACGTGGTAAAGCATTTTGATCAAACATAATTACAGTACCTAATTCATCAATAAGGATATCAGCTATCTGATTATTAACCATATTGTAACCAACTTGGTAAGCTTTCATTAAATCTACTAAAGAAGTTGATCTAGTATTTCTATCAGAAAATACTCTTCCTTCTACAGGTAATTTACAACCATATAAAGCATTCTCCCCTTTAAATTGGAAAGGAAGTCTTCCTGGTTTTTCTCTATTAATACCTAAGTAAATAGGATTAACATTATCATCTACTGAGGTTTGCCACATAGCAGGAACATTAGGTCCTACTTTAACACCACCCCATGTTTCATTAATCCAAATCCATTCAATGTGTTCTCCTTGTAATAAAGTATCTTTAGATTTATTTTTAAAAATTGATGTATCATAAACTGGTTTCTCAGTTACTTTGAATGATTCATCGATTATTTCTTGAGTTACTTCACCATCAAATTCTATCTTAGTTAAATGACCAACTCTTCTTTGAGTCTTCCAATAGATTGTAGAAACTCTCATCAAGTTACCATCCCCATATTGTTCTAAGTCTTCACTTTGAGAAAGTATTTGTGATAATATATCTCCTCCACGTGCTGGATCGGCCATGTAATTACTTGCATATTGTCTATATGCTAAACCCGGCGCTTGTGTATTCCAATCATGTGATCTTGTAGCATCATAATAAGAACCATCATTTTGATAACCATTAACTTGATACTGTGCAGAACGTGCTGGATAAATTCTTTGTAATGAAGACAATTGTCTTTCATCCATTAAATATCCATATTTATCTACTACATCAGATACAGTCATAAGATCCACTTTACCTACGTAATTAGAATCAGATATATATCTTTGATCTGGAGATTTTTGATAGAATGTTAACACTGGATTCCATAACTCTACATCATAATCATCTTCTAACATTCTGAAATGCCAAAATTCTCTATCTGCAATAAGCATATCTCTAAACCCACGTTCTTCTAGCTCTTGCATTTTGAATCTTTCCTCATCCACATTTAATTGGTGAGTTGCCCATTCTTCAATACTGCTTCTATAAGACTTACTAAAATAATCTTCTATTTCAGGGAGTGTTTTTAAATTATCTGATAATAATTGTTGTTGAGCTTCTTCAGATGCTGGATCCATACCAGCTTCAATCATCTTTTCAATCAAACTTCTTTCAGCATCTGCTAATAATACATTTTCTACTTCACCTTTTTTTTGTTCAAGCATTTCATTATATGACTTATCATCAACTGCTCTAAACTGTACTTTGTTATATCTTTTTGTAAATTCTCCACTTAATACATTAATTACATTTGGAACAATAGGATAAAATTTAAGTTCTAACGCAGAATCATTTTCCTTTGTTAAAACATCCATCATCTCCTTGTAATCATTATCTTCTTCTACAATATAATCTGATTTATCAATTATACCTTTTGCTAACTTGTAATTTTTTAGAAGTCTTCTGGCATTAGATCTTAAAAATTCAACACCTTGTAATTCTAACCAATCTAAATTCCATGCTGCCCAATCATCAGTTTTTTCTGAAGAAGGTAAAAACTGTACTGGTTGAGTTAAACTTGAGTAAGTAGGACCTCCCTCTGCCTTAGCTCCATTTTTTAACTGCATTGCATTTAATACTCTCATTCCGTATTTATTTAGTTAAGTCTATTTATAATTTTTAAATCCTGACCTTCTAGGTCTATTGCTATCAGGCTTAGAAGCACGTCCAATATTTTTGAACGGACTATACTTTAATTTACTGTTTTTTTCTGAATTTACCAAAGAATCACCCTCTGATTCTCTTCTTTTTGTATATCCTCTATTTGATTGTTGTATTTTCACAAAAGCTATTAGTGCACCAAAGGCCACCAACCTATCCACGTTTAATCCTGGGTAATAAGCTAACATTTCTTTTATCAACATAGGGTCTGGAACTCTTTCTACACCTAATGTTTGATTTGTTACAACACCATTGATATCTGTTTCTTCATCAATAACCTCTCTTAGAAATTCTATTGCATAAGAAATCAAGTGACTCTTAAATAGTGTTCCTGTATTCTTCCACCCATATTCCTGATAAACAGTTCTGTTAGAACCAAGATCTTTAAGGAATAAGATTTGTTGTTTGGGAACTAGGTATCTTTGTTTCTTTCTAGCAATCATATGCTGAATGAATAGAGAAATATTATTTTCAACTAGTGTCCATGCGTTATACCACTCAATTATTAACTCTAATCTCTCATGTGTTCTATTGATGTCATCAAATCTACCACACCAAGCAGCAACAACCTTATCTTTTTCTAAGAATTGTTCTACATCACCTGCTGCAGTTGTTCTTGTTACCTCTGTTGCAT